TACAAGCTCAGGAGCCTTCTTCCTACCAGGTTTACCAGTCTTAATAATCTGAAGTTTCTCCTCCATAGCCAGTGCTCTGTCTGCCTCTTCAAACCTTTTCCTCCATCTATAATAATCCTTGTAATAAGCAGATAAGATTTTCTTTAATAAATTAATAGTATCATAGACTTCTGTGCTTCTGGACTTAGCATTAGCACGGTCGAGTTCTAGATCTGCTTTTTCTTCTTTCGTCATAGTTAACCTCCAGACCGTTCAATTTTTGAATCATCTCCAAACAAACCTACCACCTTCTAACTCCCAACCTACCTTATCAACATTCAAAGGATCAACATTAAAGGTCTCCAATACATCTATATGCAAACCTTTCCTAATAGCTCTAATCCCACCATTCTTTAGCATGATACAGACAGATATAACTTTACCTGAGTTTTCTTTGATTGATTTAGGTCTTTTATTGTAAGTTGTTTTTGGCTGGTCTGACTTGTAAATAATAGGTATATTGATTTTCTTAGGTCTGATTAGTTTAATGTGTTCTCCGAGGATAGTAATAGTCATCTTTCTACCTCTGCTTTAATTACTCTCTGACATATCTTAACTCTTCTCCACATTGAAGAACACATAGAAGATATACCTATCTCATGTTTAACAATATTCCATCTATTCCTTGCCAGAAATCTTCTCGCTATCTCTGTTTTCATCTTCCTTTATCTCCTCAATTAAATAGTTATCCCTACTTCCATTAAATCTAAACAACAGTGTAGACTTACCTAACTCCAACTTTCTACTTAACTGAGCTATGAAGTTATAATACGCTCCACTTGCTGCATGACAGTGAGTGTACATTTCATAGGTCTCCCCTGCCCAGTTGAATGTACCTTTAAATAACTTGCTCATTTTCTATCTCCTTAAAGTACAACAAATACTGATTATCATACTTTAGACTAACCTTATTAAATCCAGGTTCAAATTCCAGCACCTGTAATGCCATTCTTGGTACGATAGGCCTTTCCTTACTCATTACCTTAACTACTGGATAGCAGGTTACATCAATAGTTGCTTTTAGCATAGTATTACTCCCTCCTAAACTATAATTGTCATAAATAAGATAAATAAAATACCTAATACTATACACACTAAACTAAATATACTTATATTATCTTCTTTCATATCTCTCACCTCCTTTCATATCTAAGTCTCAACCACTCACCTTTAACCTTCACCTCTAACCTACCATCAGGAAATAACCTATAATCCTTCCCAGGTCCCATGTTATAAATTGCAGACTTAATTTCAGGTGAACAGACTCTATTAAGTGATTTATAATCTATCGGTGCTGAGTAGATTACACATATAGTTACTATTGATATGAAACTTGAAACAGTAGCAATTAACCTAATCATCATCATTCCTTTTATTCAATTAACTTACCAACATTATACCACAACCAAAACCATTTGTCAATAAGTTTTAACACTTATAATGAATTAGTTTAATCAATCAGTTCGTTCAATTTTTAAACAAACTACACCGGATTGTTCATGTTCTTGTAAGCTTCTATCTGTTCCCTATCTTTCTTCTCCCGTTCAAGTAACTTAACACTTAGCTCCTCTTCACTCAATGGTCTTGGTACATCACTATCCTTAACCTTAGCCTGTACTACATCTGTGGCTGGTCTAAGGCCTGCAGTATCATCAGGTACATGACCTACTATACACAGTCCATTCTCATCATACTTAGCTGTATCCAAAGCTTCCTTAGACTGCTTCAAGCTCTCCTCTCTTCCTGTATTATACTTAGCATTATATACTTCCATAGCCTGATCAACTACTGTACCACTAACTTGTGTAGGTGAATAACCTTCTTTACTACCACTACCACTAATCACACCAGCTCTTTGTAGATTATCACTCAGCATCATATTATGCTGTTCATTCTTCTTACCTCTATTATCAGGATTCAGCTTAACCCTATACTTCCTCATTAACATGTCTCTAGCATCCTTAGTATGATTTACCATCTCTATTAGTCCATTATCAACTAGATGATCTACTAATATCTTCAAAGAATCATTTACTACCTCACTCATAAACCTAGTATAATGTCCTTCATCATCTAGCCATGTACTTAATGTGGCTAACAGTCTACTATCTATCCACACTTGAGCACACACATCACCTTTAAATGTCTTTGGATTATTTAATAATGAATCACCCTTAGTACTATCTACTTTATAAGCGGTGGTTCGCCGGTAGTGATTAGCTCTCCTGTAATGACCAGTTTTCTTTGCCATACTTATCCTCCACTATATGTATATATCTATCTGCCTTAAACTTACTCATTAATATACTAGCATTACCAACAGCTTCATTTAGATCTCTATTCCTCCCATTATCATTTCTTAGTGTATTTAATACCTTACCCTTAAACCACAGTCTATAATACCAATAGTCACTCAACTTACCTGTATTACCAGCACACACCTCCTTCTTAAACCATTCATCATCTATATTCTCCTGTTGACTACCCCTCTCTAAATGCAGTGGATTAGTACATCTATTATTACAACATAGATGTCTAACTACTTGACCTTCACCAGATGCATAAGCTCTATGAATACTCTTACCATTTATAGTTGGATACTTAACCTTGACTATCCAACACCCAGCAAACCAGTCTGTCTTATCCACTACTACATACATACCTCTACGCTTACCTCTATAGCCCATTACCTACCTCCATAGATCATTTATTGTCTATTGTTGTATTGTGTTACTGCTGTTCGCTCTTCTCTCTATTTTTTCTTTTTTTATGTATATGAATAGCATTACAACAATATACCAATAACGACAATAATACCATCATACACCACCTACCATATGGTTGTCAACGTAATATTACGTACATTCCAACCCAGACTGTTCAATATTTGAATGATCTAATAACACCTTGTATATCTTCTACTCTAGTGTTATACTACACTACGCTACTCTATCTACAAAACAAAAAAAAGGGCATACATTTACATTAAATGCACACCCTTATTCAAACATTCTATGGCTAAGTTATCATTAAACTATTTGACTTTCACAACTCTCAACTAACTTCCTTATATATTCTCGTTTTTCATCCTCAGTAACCAAAGCAGCCAATTCATTTCTAACGCCCTGCTTCGGATCAATACTTGTCACTGCTGGAGCCTTAAAGTCTATTATAACAGTTTGACCATTTTCCCACTTGTCAAAATTCCTTCTCCCAGGTCCGTTCTGCCACTGGATAATTGCACCACTAACCGCTTTATCGAAAACTGCTTGTAATATAACCTTGATAAATCTAACAGCAACATTAATACGCTTTGTCTCAACACTATCCTTATCCGCTTTAATATTGCACGCCTTGGTAATGGTCAGTTCATCAATGACTTGCGTTAAATTAAACATGGTAACACCTCGTATATATGATGCACCATAGAATGTTATTACTCAAAACCATGTTTCCCACCATCAACGGCTCAACCAATGGTACGTCAAGTTTAATATTACATATTCAATAATTGTTTAATAACCTCATCAATATCACGAGTCACCGTTTTAATTAATGCGCTTGGTTCAATGGTATTGGCTATATTTAATGTATCAACACAGTCCGTTAATTGGAACACACTTTCATCACGTATGGCGATTTCGTTTGATTCCATATTAATTCCTCCAATTCAACGTACCATTGAATGAACCGTTAATGATGTACCTGATCCAATGGTCGCAACATGCCATGCCCGTCACCAATGTCATTTAGTTTTCAATGAACGTGTGTCACGTGTTTCCGTGTGTCACCAATGTGACGTTGTAACCGTTCTCATATTTAATGTTGATTACATCATAACATATTGACACGGTGTGTCAAGGTTTTTTATTTACAAAGGTCGAAGGGGACAATATAGGTTCAGACCTGCGTAGGTTAGCTCTCTCACATATTGTTTGAAGATTATAAAATGTCCCAAAATGTTCATTGTTACTTCGTCACAATCATTGTTTAGCGATGGTTAGGCGATAGGTGCTGGTAGATCGGCGAAAGTCAAGGTTGTTTAAAATTTGAACAATCTAATTGGTAGAGTTAGGTCTATCAAATGTGTACAAAATTACGTTGACAAACATATTTTCCTATGGTATAATGGAGGCTGAAAATGGAGGTTTAGGAATGGAGGGAGTAGAGACCAGACGATCACTTTATGGCTTTGAGATGAGAGAGCCAGATCTCCGGCGTAAAGATAGCACACGTAAAACTCATAACATTAAGCAACTTTGGCAGTGGTCTCATGAGATTCTTAATTTAGCTGTTAGAGGAATGAAGCCAGTAGAAATTGCAGAGATTTTAAACATTACTTCGCAGACTGTGTCTAATACATTAAACAGTGATCTCGGCATGCAGAAGTTATCTGAGATGAGAAAGAAGCGTGATGAGGACACCTATGATACAGTCAAGGAAATAGATGATTTAACAAAGAAGGCTCTTGAAGTCTACCATGAAATCTTTGATGATAAGACAGAAACTCACTTAATGAAGAAGAAAGTTGCTGATACCGTTACACTTGAACTTTCAGGTCTTAAGGTTCCAACAAGAATTCAATCACATAACATTCATCAAGTTGCTACAAAAGAAGAAATTGAAGAATGGAAGAAACGAGGAATAGATGCAGGAAGGGAAAGTGGGATGATTATAGACTTACCAGTTGAGGAACCAGCTGATGACAGTCTGGATTAAACAAGGTGTTCTTGGAAACTTAGATTCTCAGATGAGACGCTGTAAAGGAAGGTTGATAGACCTCTACGCTTCCCTTGGACTAGACTTCTACATCACTTCTAAGTGTGAAGGTACCCACCTTGATAATAGTTGTCACTATGAAGGTGATGGACTAGATTTTAAGAGGCAAGGAGTGGTATGGTCAAGTATTAAGGAAGTCTGTGGAGATGGCTTTGATGTAATAGAATACACTGATTCAAGAGACATATTTCATGTGGAGTATGATCCTAGACCCTAAACCTTAATAATAGAGATTATTATGAGAAAGCTTAAACTTGTCTTAGGAATATGTCTGGTGGTCATATTCTTTACTGGGTGCAAAACCACTGAGACTGTAGTCAAGCAAACTATAGTAGTCATGCCTGAGGAGATCTACCTAGAAGGATATTTAAATATTTATGAGGTTTTGCAGACTTGGGAATATGTGCCAATGACTAGTTCACTAGGTGGAGTGCCTATGTATGGACTTATTAACCCTAATGAAGATCAAGATATACGATATGTCTTAGTATTGATATATATGGGTATGCCTCTTGGATATGCATATTTATTACATGGAGAGCCTTATGTCTATCTCTTAAACGAATCTGGGAATTTTAATGCATTACCAAGTGCTGACAAGGAACAGTGGAAACTAAACTTTAAAACGATGTTTGAACTTACAGGAACCTAAACCTTAACAATGGAGGTAAAGAACATGAAAGTAACAGTTATATTGGCATTTGTAAGGATAGCTTACAAAATGATTCTAAGAGATTTACTAGTAAGTGCCATAGACGACCCTAACAGCGAATGGGATGACATGGTACTCAAAGCCCTAGACGCCTTATTCGGCTACGAAGAGGAATAACCTATGACCTGGCGAGAACGTCTTAAACTATTCATCTCGTCTATGAAATTACTACTATCCTATTTCAAATGGCGTTCTCGATCTAAAAACTTAGAAGGATTATAAGACTGTTCAAAAATTGAATTATCTGGAGCAAAAATGAAAAAGATAATCTTCTCAGTTATTCTCGCTGTACTTGTCGTAACAGTTGTCGCCTTAGCTGAATTCTTCCCTACAGTCGTAATAACAGGCATCGCTGGTAAATGGACAGATACTCGTGCCTATGGAACCTTTGCACTTGCCGTAGCAGCTGTCGGTGCTAACGAGCGGATCATTATCATAGTTGGTGAGGAAGCAGTTGCTGCAGATCTAACCGTCCCTGTCAACGTCAGACTAAAATTCATGTCTGCTGGCACCCTTGCAATTGCTGGTGCTGCTACACTAACCCTCCAAACCTACGACATAGACGCACCAGGTGATAGGGTAATCTTCACTGGAGCTGGAGACATAGACTTCCCTGCTGGCTCAACAGTTAGATCTGCCTGGTTCACTGACCTAGACAAATGCCTTGACGTAACCAACGATGACACCTTAACACTAGTCATCTCCATAGCTGAGGAACTAACAGCAGACGCAGCTGTTGGTGATGCAGTTGCTCTTCGTTGGGAATCTCCTCACATCATACTTCCAGGTGCATTTAACTTAACTAACCTCAAGGACATCGAAGCCGGTTCATTCCAGATCTTCGGCGGCGGAGCTGGTGAGATAGACTTCCTTGCAGGTTCCATAGTTAAATCTTCCTGGTTTAACTCCTTAATAGTCTGCAACACAAGAACTGATAGTGAAAATGTAAACCTCACTATCATTGTTGATCAGCCAGAAACAATAGATGCCAATACAACCTTTGACATCTATCAGGCATTAAAAGTTGAAAATGGCTGTCTCATAACCATAACAGGCGGTGACACCTTAACCCTAAACGGTGGTCTCCAAGCACCTATCAATCAAATCTTCGCTGCTACCGGAACAGTTGCATTTGGATCTGGTAAAATTGGAGACCTCTACCCTCAATGGTGGGGTGCTACAGGTGATGGAGTAACTGATGATTCAGCATACATTAATGCTGCTATTAATGCTGCAAGTGCAATGGGTGGAGCAACAGTCAGATTTGTTAAAGGTGTCTACATATGCAATATTGAACTACAGACCCTTGTAACACTATCTGGAGACTCTAACACCTTCAAATATGCAGCTGATGAATCAGGTGCTGTATTAGAGGCAAATGCTACAGGTTATGTTATTGACACTCCTGTAACGACAGTACAAAGTGCTGGTATCCAAGGCCTAACATTAAAAGGATTAGGAGATGCAGTTGCATGTGTAGGTATAAGGTTCCAAGATGCTGACTGGTGCTTCATTAATGGGTGTAGTTTTACTAACTTTGCTGACGAAGCTATCATACATACGGCTGGTAATGCTTCTCATATAACTGACAATCACATAAATCTATCATTACTAGATCGTACAAGAGGTGCTAGAACAGGGGCTATATCTATTGTCGCTGGTGGTGATTTAATGATTAGTGATAATGAAATAGGTTGCTCAGTTCAAGATGATGCCCCTGCATACGTAATGAATGCAGCTATGTGGTGTAATGCTATTTTTGACTCAGGTGGTGGAAATAACTTTTACTCAGATAATGTATTTGAAAACTCTGATTCTGGCCTTGTAATAGACAGTTCATCTACAACTAACCGTATCATTAACTGTAGAGCAGATCTAAACTACGCTCATGGATTTGAAGTTCTATCTCAAAGAAATCAATTCTCAAATTGCCTTGCACTCAATAATAGTCTTGCAACCACGGACACCTACCATGGATTTTATTTAGGCACAGGTACAGCACTAAACAGTCTTACTAACTGTCGAGCTTCAAGTACAGCTGCTGCCGGAGCCTTTGACCATGACTATGGGTTTTATTCTAAAACAAGTAATATTAATCTAAACAATAATATAGTAAATTGCTACTCTGATGGTCATGCTAGTGAACCAGGCTTTGACACAGACGAAGATGGAGCTTACGGTGCTGCAGTCTCATGGGTTATAGGTCCTCCAAGAAACATTGGAGATGATACAACGCCTTCTGTATCTCAGTGGCATTTCTTTAGAATTGATCAAACTGGTGGGGCATTAACTATTGATGACTTTGATGATGGTATTAATGGTCAGGTAATTTACCTATTACCTCAAGATGCATTAACTACACTAGACTTTGATGGTGGTCTTATTGTAACTAATACTGGAGCAGATAAAACTCTAGCTAATGGATCAATCTACACATTCTTCATGCATAATGCAATCTGGTACGAAGTCGACTAAATGGATAAAGAAACTGCACAAATACAATCTTTATGCTCAGTCAGCACTGAAATGACTGCGAAGACTTTCTTTCCAGAACGTTTCTATGTACCATTTGCTAAGAACATTCATGGGAAGATCTTTGACTTAATCGATGGGCCAGAAAATAAAGTAGCCATCGCAGCACCTCGTGGATGGGGAAAGACTTCAATTGTAGCGTTAGCGTTAATAGCTCGCTACATTCTATTTCGTCATACAGGTTTTGTCTGTTATATTAATAAGTCTCATGATGCTGCTTCACTACAAACAGAAAATCTACGTCGAGAGCTTGTTACTAATAGAATGATAAAGCATTTCTTTGGTGACTTCAAACAACGAGATGTTGGTGTTAAGGAATTTGATGAAGTCTTTAGTAAAAAAGCCTGGGTAGCTTACGACACACTTGTCTGGCCTCGTGGAGCTGGACAGCAAGTTCGAGGTGTGTTATTTAAGAATGATCGTCCTGGTCTAATTGTAATAGATGATCTAGAAGATCCGCAGCAAGTAGCTAATGATGTAATCAGAAAAAGCTGGTATGAGTGGCTCTATGCAGATGTAATTAAAGCAGTTCCACGAGTTGGACCTAAAGCCAGTAATTGGAAGATAGTCTACATTGATACCTTAAAACATGAAGATTCAGTACTTCAAAAACTTCTTGAGTCGCCTGAGTGGGCATCTGTTCGCCTTGAAGCCTGTGATGATGACTTTCACTCCACTGCACCAGTTTTTATGTCTGATGAAGACATTCAACGTGAATGGCAGGAACATTGTGACTCAGGTCAAACAGATGTCTTTTTTCGTGAGTTACGTAATCTACCTATCTCAACCAAAGACGCAGCATTTCAAAGAGGATACTTTCGCTACTATAACAAACCTCTTGAGCTAGGCCAAGGTGAATTTGACATACCTAAGCTAGATGCAGAAATTCAATCAGATCATAACATTGAAACTGTAGTCCTAATGGACCCTGCTAAGACTGTTAAAGTACATTCAGCTGAGACTGCAATAGTAGGTATTGGTGTAGATCTTGCTAGTGCTAGACTTTATATCAGAGACATCATATCAAAGAAAATGTATCCAGATGAAATCTACGATGAACTCTTCGGAATGGGTATACGACTAGATGCAAAAGTATTAGGTATTGAAGAAACTTCACTAAATGAATTTATTAGACAGCCTATCAAAAATGAGATGTTTAAGCGTGGTAAGTTTTTTGAGCTTGTCTGGCTAAAAGCTCGTGGTGGAATGAAGAAGGAACTACGTGTTAAAGAACTAGTTCCTTACTACCGTCAAGGTTATATCTATCACAATGCAGCTTGTGCTAACACTAAAAAACTTGAACAACAACTACTAATGTTTCCTCGGTCTAGACTCTGGGATATAATGGATTGCTTAGCCTATATCATTGAGATGCTTGAACTTGGTGAACGGTACTTTAGTCCTAAAGATAATCCAGAAGACATTGAATCTGAATATAGCGAACTTGACTACGAGCCTGCTATAGCTGAAACTTCTAACTGGAGATATGCTTAATGGAACCTGTAACTATTGTAATGGGTGGTATAGTAGTAGCTGTTATATCTGGTGTGGTTGGAAAGGGTATTACTAATAGAAATAATGTTAAGGATATAACTTGTGTAGAACGAAGAGGGTCGTGTGTTTTATTACTGTCTGAGAAAATAGACAATTTAGCAAAGACTGTGACTGACTTAAAAGATGTAGTTACTAAGAACATTTAAAATTTGAACAATCTTTAATGGGAGGTTAAGATGAAAGTATTAGCACTAATCATAGGAGTTTTGTTTTTATTGGTAGGGGTGTGTCAGGCCGCGCCTTTTCTGATTTGTAATCCACAGGAGGGTGTAATAATGCATCAAGTTGAAGTTAATGGCGTAGACGTAGCCGTTGATTATCTGGCTGAACCTGATGGAAGTATTCATTATGATATGGCACCCTATACTGCAGGTGGTGATCAGATACTTAGAGTCAGATCAAGGAACTTGTGGCAATACGGAGATTGGTCGGACCCTTTTCCTTTCAATGCCGATGGACCTGGCGCACCCTCTGGCTTTGGATTTTCGGCAGAATAGACAGCCCTTGGATTTGTAAGTGAGGTTAAAATGGCAGAATACTTAATAGCAGCAATAGACGTTGGTGGATTTAAGAAAGGCGATATTGCAAGTGTCAGGGCAACTGGGGCTTTTTATGGCGCGAAAGAACAAATGCCGACATTTGTAAAAGTGAAATGCCCGGAACATCTACTCAAAGATCATAGTCATTATAAAGATATGTGGCGCCAGGTAATAGACTATGAGGTATTAGTACATCAACTTCCTACTGACGGTTATCGTATTAAGGTATTTTCTACATTACCGGGAATAGCAAATCAGGCAGGTTTGACAAGAGACAATGTGGAGCAGTATCTAACTAAATGGAATGCCAGTATTTTTAGTATAGCGACCAATGAGGTTATCTTTGATATTAGTATATTCAACCTTGCCACTTCTGGTAAGTTCTGGACAATGAGTGAAGATATAGGAGACTTCACGTTTTCGGAATACTCATATAATGAGATAATTGGTGAGCACGTTATTGATGTGGATTTTACTCGAAGCCCCAGGAATCCAACAGCCATTGAGCGGCGTATAACTGTAAAATCACATGATGTTTTAAGTAATGATGGGTCTTCT